ATTGTGCGGAACGATGGCCGTCTAGAGCTTCACGAAACCAAGGGTTTTATGCGCGAAGATGCGATTTTGAAGATAAAAATTGCAGCGGAGATGTTCCCCGAGTTTCGTTTTCTGGTAGTGAGGCTGATTGGAAAGCCGAAACGATGGAGCTTCAAGAACTACAAGAACCAAGAGGAGAAAGAATAGTGGCAAGGAAAGATTTTTTTACCGGCAACTCCATGCACTGCGTTGTTTGTACCAACCCTATCCCCCCTGGACGGAAGCGCGATGCCGTGACATGCAGCCCAGCATGTTCAAAGGCCCGACGCGATTACTGGCTAAGTCGCAGGGATCAATTAGTTTGTCGCTACTGTAATCGGCCTAGCACCCCTGAAGAAAGAGCGCGGTATTCTGCGTGGCGAAAATCCGAAGTTAAGGCGGCTAAAACAGATGAAACCCTTGATCGACAAGACGGCTGAAGATCGACATATCGACAAATTGACCGCGAAGGGTATCATGCTTTTGGGTGCAACTCCGGCCCCAGCACTACCCAACGCCTTCCCGCACGTCCTGAGATATGAAAGGTTCGGACGGAAAGGCCAGTTTTGCCGCATCCTGAAAACCAGCGGCCACCTCGCCCAAATCGAGTTTACAGACGGATTCAAGGCTTTTGTGAATCGCGCAGTTCTCGTCAGGAGGTAAGGATGCTAACGCTAATTCTTCTCGTCTTCTCTTTTGTGTGCTTTTGCCTCTCCGCGTTTTGGTTGCCAAACCCGCCCCGCGTCAATCTCATCGCAGCCGGCCTAGCCTTTTGGGTACTGTCGATCATCCTCGCCGGCCACCACTTTTAGATTTCAAAAGATCAACGCGGAGGTTTCCTAAAATGGAGACGCTATCGGCATCACCAGACGTTAAGAAGATCCTTGGCGGCAAAGGGAAAAAACTAAAAGCGCATGAGATACACGTTCGCCGCACCGCCGAAAAAGGCAAGTTTATTGCCAAGCACCTGCTCAGAGACAAGGAAGGCAACCATCCTTCCGATGGACAGCGCGGAGAGGCCGAATACTCCCTTTCCAGTCCCGAGGAGATGATTGCTCACCTTCAGCAGCATCTTGGCGCGGATGACCAGGAAGAGGCCGAGGAAGCCTAATGGCGTTTAGATGGCGCGCGCTTAAAGACGACACGCAGGAGTATAGCGATAACAAGCGTTGGCGCGCGGAACTCACGGCATTAGTTCAGGAAGATCCGGCGATCCGCGAAGAAGGCCGGCGCGTCTGCCAAACAAACCTATTGGCCCTTTGCTGGGTGCTTGGCTACTGTCTTGTAGATGAAACCGTTCATCACGACGCATTAGCCTTTTTCATGCAAAAGGAGCCAGGGGATAATTTTCAGGAATGGTGTAAGCAGCAGCCCCAATCCTCTCGTAGCGGTTCCCTGTTGTTGCCGCGTGGAGTTTACAAAACCACCATATCTCTAGCCAACTGCGTACAACTCATCATTTGCTGGCCCCTTACCGTGTCGATAATGATTATGTGCGGGAGGCGAGACCTGGCATGGGACTTTGTTGGTCAGGTGAGCAGCTTTTTCGTTCGCAGACCAAATCAACCAGCGTCTCTATTTCAATCGCTATTTTCCGATCTATGCGTATCAAAGCAGCCGGAAAGCGGAGAGTTTACCGCCGCTTTGCGCCAGGTTGAGCCGGCCATCATCGAACCGGCAATATGGGGAGAATCGGTAGAGTCAGGCGTATCGGGCTATCACCCCAATGTTTTAGTTGCCGATGACGTTACGTCAAACAGGAACAGTCAGACCTACGAGCAGCGCATAAAGATAACCAAGAAATTTAAGTTGAATCGAAAAGTTCTCTTGCCGTGGGGATTGAACTTCAGGGTAGGAACGATTTACGGAACCGGAGACCTGTTCACGGATGAGGTTCTAACCTCGCGGCCAGGTTCTATCCGCCGCGTTCTGAAGCCGGCACTAAGGCTAAGGAACGGAGAAAGACTGGATCAGAACGGATTCCCCGACGAGGAGGATATTGAACTTCTCTTCCCTACGATCCTCGGATACGAATACCTTCGGCAAGAATATGACAGCAGTTTCGAGTCATTCCAAACCCAATTTATGTTGGATGAGTTTGGCGCGGCTGAAGTAGTTTTCGCGCAGGATCAACTATTAGAGGCGATGATGGGAGAGACCTCGTTCCCGCTCGAGGGCCGCACCTTCATTCACTGGCGGTTCCCCTGCACTAAGAAGCAATGGCGCACCGCCGCCGCCGCCGTGGGAATCGCGTACCGCAATCGCTGTTACATCATCGAAGTCATCGAAGGCCACTACAAGCCCAGCCTTCTCGCGCGTAACGTCATCAACCTGGCGCGCAAGTATTCCCTGCACCGGATCAGTGTCGAGGACTCGCCTGGAGCAGTGTTGATGCAATCCGCGATCAGCAACTATGCCCTTACTACAGGCTGGGATGTGTCGATTGACTGGAAGGCGTTTGACGACGATACCGGCGAGAGGGATCTACGCATACGGAACCTCGAGGCCGACCTTGCCACGGGCCGGCTGTACTTCAACGCCGATATGAAACACCTTCGCGCGCTCATGCTGGAGTTTAGCCAATATGGTATGTTGCCCGAGAACGCTATCCCTGATTGTGTGGCGCGCGTGGCTGACGAGATCCTGCCGCAGAGCATAGCCGCCGAAGACCTGGACGACGAGGACGCGGCATGGAAGGCCGCAAGCGAAAGGGATCATTTCAATTTGCTTTACCAAAAGGGGCCGTATGCAAGGCCAGAGCCGGAGCCAGAGGAAGTTTATGACGACGAGCCAAGGATTGAAGACCGCAAATTTAACGATCTAGGGCTTGAGATTATTATGCCTGGACTTGAGTAAATCCCTTACGTGGATAGCGTCTTCAATGGCAGAAAATCGCCCATGATTTACTGATTTTTTCCCATCCCACATCATCACCAGCCATTTATTGTTTAGTCCATCCCACGAGATATTGCTATGTCCACTCGTATTCCTAATCTGCAAGGAGGAGCGTGGCGTTACAAGAAGACCGGATGTGATAACTGGAGATTCCTCGATTCTCCTGTATTCACCGTAATACTTAATTTCGGCGGCCACTCGCGCAGCTTTAGCCTCCTCTTTTAAAACAAAACAACCAAGAGAAATTAGCTTTCCATTCACTGTTATGCGCGCTCTCCAAGGCTTTTTCTCGAGGAATGATGGATAAACCCCTTTCATCTCTGATACGCCACCAGAATCCTTCCGATTCTGAGTATTGTGGATCGGCGTTATAGCGCGAAGATTTTTGCGTCGATTATCCAGTCCATTTCCATTGATATGATCGCAAACCAGACCTTTACGCGGTTTGAGAATCGCGCTATGCATCCTCACTATTTTTCTCATTTGCCCCCGCGCGGCATACCAAACACCATTAGATAAATATGCGAACCATCTCCATTGATTGAGCCAGTCAAAATCGGCGGAATCAACGATGGCGTATTGACCTTGTGTGAGGGTTATTAGGCTATAGGATGGGGAAGACGGTACAACATCCTGTGTATGCAGGTTGGTCATATTCAGCCCTCCAAGGCTGTTGTGATGTGCCGTCATTCTACGTTAAAGGCGAATTGACGGCGAAAGGTGGAAAACCCCTGTTGTGTCGGATAGCCGACATTGGGTACTATTCCTCAACTTGTCTTGATTTACCCCTCGGGAAAGGGTTTAGTATTCGTAGCAGAACATTTCCCTAAACGATACCTGGCGGTATCCAGAGCAATCGACGGAAGTGGCCGACCCGAAGTTGAGCCGACCCTAACCCGTAACGGAGTAGCAAGTTCCCCCCGTTCGGAATATGGAAGGTCAACTCATACATGGCTACAGCCACGTTAACGGCGCAGAGTAATTGGAGCCAACCCGTTTTAGCGCGGGATGTGACCACCCCCAGCGACCCAGCAATCCCCCCAAAATATACAGATGAAGCCGTCCTCTCAATCGTTGTACAGGACTACCAGAGAGCAAGCGCGTGGCTGAATGACCGGCGATGGCCGCTAATGTGGACTGCCAGCGATTTACTGTATCAATCACCCCAAACGTTAGGCGTCTTTGAGGGCAGCAGCGTTAGTCGCGCCAATGTGTCGAGATTTTCGGTCGCCCGTCAAGTATATTCTCTTGCACGCGCAATCACCGGAGCGATTTTTGCCGATCCAATCCTCTTGCACATTCGGCCCCGCCCGTCATCCCACCAGGACAGCGCGCGCGCGTGGAAAGAACTTATGTCGGAACTCCTAGATGAGATCAACTTCAAGCAGGAGTTGAGTTACGGGATTCAGGGAATGACGAACATGGGAACAGTCATCTTTAAAAGTGGCTGGCAGACTGAGACCAGGGTAGAGACGCACTACAAGCGCAAAGTAGCTCCCCCGCAGGTTCAAATGCCAATCGGCCCCCCGATGACGGTATTTACCGAAGCAAGCGATGAGTTTGAGGCCGTGGACGTGGAAGTAACGCGCAACCGGCCCGTCTTTGAGAAGGTGAATCTAGGGGAAGTTTTCATAGATCCCACCTGGGCGCAGCCTAACCAGATTTGGAAAGCAAATTGGATCATCCACGAACGTTATTTGAATTACGACGACCTTACGCGACTCCGCGATAACGACGAGTACGACATTCCAAGCGATGCCATACTCCGCGCCATCTTCATGCCGGAGAACTCAGAGCAGACCGAGGGGATCGAAGGCACCGAGGAATCGCTTACGGCGAACATGAGTATTCACCACGCCGCGCGCCGCGATGAGACCTATAGCGAAGATCCTTTGATGAAGCCAATGCAGGTTTTGGAGTGGTGGAGCAAAACAGAGGTTCGCGTTGTCCTCCAGAAGAAATGCGTCATCCGCAAAGGCCCACACAAACTCCCCGAAAAACCATTTTTCTCCGCGAACTATTGGGACATTGAAAACGCCGGCTATGGCATGGGAGTTGGCCGCATAAGCGGATCAGATCAACGTGTTGAGCAGGGCATGTTGAACAGTTTGCTCGATATTTTGGCATTTGCCGTTCAGCCTGAGTACGCCGTAGCCCGTGGCGCGAACGTTCCGACGCAGGATCAACGTCGGAGGCTGGGTGGCATCCGCATGGTGGACGGTAATGACGCGACCAAAGCCATAGCACTTGTCGCCCAGCCGCAAGTACCGCCCGACGCATGGCGCGCCATCCAGTCTGTCGTAGCGTCAGCCGAAGGCGCAACCGGAGCAGACCAGGCCACGGTACAAGGCTCGATCCCAGGCCGAGGCTCCAGTATCGTTCGCAGCGGAACCGGCGCCGGCATCGTGGGAGCCGCCTCGAGTGCGCGTCTCCAGTCGCCGGTAGAGAGAGTTTGCGATGGCGTTCTGATTCCCTTCCTCAAATTCATGTACGCGATGATTAAGGAGCGGATGCCCATAAGCGAGATCCGCGATGTACTCGCGGAGCGCGCCGACGACCTGGCCCCCGACTTTCAGGACTTTCTTGAAATGCCCTGCAAGTTTGAAACCCTGGCCGGAACCAAACTTGCCGCGCGCAATCGTATGTCGCAAGCCCTTCCCTTCATGCTCGAGGTATTCGGCAATCAGGCTCTTGTATCGCAGTTGTCGGAACTTGGGTGGAAGGTCAATGTCCTGGAATTGACGCGGATGATCCAGGATATGTCGGAGTGGAAGAACAAT